CGACGCCGAGCTCCAGGGCAAGATCCGACGGATTCAGCTCGAACGCCAGCTCGAGTCCCTCATGCAGAAGCCCCCACCCCCGAAGTCGAAGGGGCGCGAACTCGTCGAGAGCATCCTTTACGACACGGGTCGCGATCTCGGCAAGAAGGCTCTCACTCACATCGGAACGCAGGCTCTCGATCGCGTCATTCCCGGTTTTGCCGCTTCTCAGAAGAAGGAGAAGGGGAAGAAGAACGCGACGGTGAACGATGTTCGCAACATCGTCGAGGAGATCAAGAACGCTTCTCAAAATGGGAGTAAGTCCGAGAAGCCGAAGGACGAGAAGAAGGCGCCGAAGGAGCCTGAGCAGAAGCCCGCCGACTCCAAGAAGGACGAATCGTCACCACCGCCCCCGCAGGACACTCCGAGGACCGGCAGGCCCGCACCCTCTGGGGAAGGCTACCCAAAAGGTGGAAGCGGCGAAAGCGATTCTACGCGTAAGCGCCGCTTCTTCGGTGGAAGAGGACGAAGCGCCGGCCGTGGCGCACGGCAGACGAAGCCCTCGGGACCCGTCCGCGTCCCTGACGCTTCGGTGCGCTCGATCAGTCGGGAGATCGTCCTCCGGGGCTCGAATTACTGATCATGCTGTCGAACACCGCGATCCCCCATCACTACGCCGAGTTCAAGCGTGCCGTTCTCTCCGGCGAGATACCCGTGTGCCGGGAGATCTCGATGGAGATGAACCGGATCGACCATCTGGTGGAGGACCCGAGGTACTATTACGACGACGAGGCGATCGACGGATTCGTCAGATACTGCGAGAACGAGTGCACCCTCACCAACGGGGACTCCTTCACCCTTCTCCCGTCGTTCAGGGTTTGGGCCGAGCAGCTGCTCGCCTGGTTCTACTTCGAGGAGCAGAGCGTCTACGTCCCCAACGAGAGCGGCGTGGGCGGGCATTACGAAACCCGCCGGGTCAAGCACCGACTCGTCGACAAGCAGTATCTCATCGTCGGGCGGGGCGCGGCCAAGTCCATGTACTCCTCCCTGATCCAGTCGTACATGCTGAACATCGACACGACCACGACCCGTCAGGTGGTTGTGGCCCCGACGATGATCCAGGCCGAGGAGATCATGGGTCCCATCAAGACGGCGATCGCCAGGGCTCGGGGTCCTCTGTTCGCATTCCTCACCGAGGGCTCGTTGCAGAACACCACGGGCAACCGGGCCAACCGTCCCATGCTCCACCCCACGAAGAAGGGCATCCAGAACTTCATCACCGACTCCCTGATCGAGGTCCGTCCCATGGCGGTCGACCGCTTACAGGGGCTTCGCTCCAAGGTCAACACCGTTGACGAGTGGCTCTCGGGGGATGTCCGCGAGGACGTCGTCGAGGCCCTGGAGCAGGGCGCGTCGAAGGTGCCCGGATGGATGATCATCGCGACATCCTCCGAGGGAACCGTGCGCAATGGCGTCGGCGATACGAAGAAGATGGAGCTCCTGAAGATCCTGAAGGGGGAGGTATACGATCCCCACACCTCGATCTGGCACTACCGTCTCGACGCCGTCGAGGAGGTGGGCGACCCGGACAAGTGGCTGAAGGCCAATCCGAATATCGGGAAGACCATCTCCTACGAGGCGTATCAGCGGGCCGTATCGAGAGCGGAGGCCAATCCATCCCTCCGGAATGATATTCTGGCGAAGATGTTCGGCATTCCGATGGAGGGGTATACGTACTACTTCACCTACGAGGAGACGCTAGCCCGTAAGAAGAAGGTCGAGTTCTGGCGCATGTCGTGCGCGATGGGTGCCGACCTTTCGCAGGGGGACGACTTCTGCGCCTTCACGTTCCTGTTCCCACTGCAAGGCGGAGATTTCGGCGTCAAGACGCGGTGCTACATCACATCGCACACGTTGAACGCTCTCCCCGCCGCCGCGCGTGCGAAGTACGACGAGTTCATCAACGAGGGCTCCCTTCAGGTGATGGAGCGCACCGTTCTTGACATGATCGAGGTCTACGAGGACCTTGATCGGTACATCGAGCGGTCCGAGTACGACGTGTACGCCATGGGGTATGACCCCTACAACGCCAAGGACTTCGTTCAGCGCTGGGAGCAGCGCCACGGGGCCCACGGCATCGAGAAGGTGATCCAGGGGGCGAAGACGGAGTCGGTTCCGCTCGGGGAGATCAAGATCCTGGCATCTGAACGACTTCTCGCATTCGACCAGTCGCTCATGCAGTGGGCGATGGGGAACGCGATCGCCCTTACGGATACCAACGGCAACCGCAAGCTCTACAAGGCCAAGCGGGAGCAGAAGATCGACGCGGTCGCCGCCTTAATGGACGCGTACATCGCATACAAGGTCCATCGCAACCGCTTCGATTAGAAAGGAGGGCGGTTGAGCCTCAGATCAACGCTAAGGAAGTTCGAGAGCGTCTTCGACTTCTTCTCCTCGAAGAGGCGTCGAGAAGTCGACGAGGGGACTTCGGGCAGTCGATACGGTTCGATGCTCTTCAGCCCCTTTCGAACCACCGCGAACCAGTTCACCACGAAACTGTACAACCAGATCGCGATCGACGTCGCATCGACGACGTTCCGGCACATCGAGCAGACCGACTCGGGGGAGTACTCCAAGGATATTCCGTCGTCTCTCGACAAGTGCTTCCGGTTCATGGCCAATGTCGATCAGACTTGGTCCGCGTTCCTTCGGGACGTCGTCTGGACGCTCTTCGAGAACGGGCACGCCGCGATCGTCGCCACAGACACCACTGCGAACCCCTTCTACACCGAGGAGTTCGACGTCCTCTCTCTGCGAGTGGGCACGGTGACTCAGTGGAACCCGAGAAGCGTTCGGATCTCGCTGTACAACGACCGAACGGGCCAGCGCGAGGAGATCAACATCGAGAAGGATCTCGTCGCCATCGTGAACAACCCGATGTTCATGGTGATGAACGAGGCGACCTCCGATCTCCGCCGCCTTCTTCGGAAACTGGTCCTTCTCGACGCCATCGACGAGCAGTCCGGGTCGGGGAAACTCGATCTGATCATCCAGCTCCCATACAGCGTCTCCAGCGAGCGTCAGATGCAGCGCGCCGAACGCCGGCGCAAGTCTCTGGAGCGTCAGATGGAGAACAGCAAGTACGGGGTCGGCTGGATCGACGACACCGAGAAGGTCACGCAGCTTAACCGGGCCTCGGAGAACAATCTGATGGCCCAGGTCGAGTGGCTGACCACCCAGGTGTATTCGGCGCTCGGCATCTCCAAGGAGATCTTCGAGGGAACGGCGACCGAGCAGCAGATGCTCGTGTATCAGACCAGGACTCTCAATCCGATTCTCCGTGAGATCGCGACCACGATGTCCTACGCGTTCCTCGGGGAGAACGCTCGAGGTCGCGGACAGCGGATCGCGTGGTTCCGGGATCCGTTCGAACTCGTTCCGATGTCCTCCATGGGCGACCTCGTCCAGGCGCTCACCTCCGCCGAGGTGATGACGTCGAACGAGGCCCGTGCGAAGCTCGGCTTCATGCGGGCCAGTGATCCGCGCGCCGATAAGCTCGTCAACGCGAACATCAACTCGACGTCCCCTCCGGACGTCCCGAAACCGACGACCGAGGAGGTCTCATAATGGGAGGTACTTCCCGAACTCCCGACTGCGAGGGGTGGGCCACCCGATACGGGGTCCGGTGCTCCGACGGAGTCACCATTGGGAACGGGGCATTCGCCCATGAGGACGGGAACAAGATTCCCGTTGTCTATCAGCACAATCACACCGAGTCGTCCGAGCTGCTCGGGCACGCCATTCTCAAGCACGAGAGCGGCGGAGTCCGCGCCAAGGTGTTCTTCGATGACACCCCACAGGGGGACAATGCCCGTAAGCAGGTGAGGTCCGGCACTCTGGGCGCCATGTCCATCTACGCCAAGAACGTCCAGCGCCGGGGCAACGTGGTCAGCCACGCGGATCTCGTCGAGGTCTCGCTCGTTCTCCGTCCGGCCAATCCCGAGGCCCGCATCTACGATGTCGCGCTCGAGCACTCCGGCGAGGACGGCACCTATTACACCGACGAGGGCGAGATCGTCATCGAGAGCGGAGAGCCGCTCGTTCTCCAGCACGATGACTCGGATGAGAAGTCCGACGACAAGACCGAGGACGACTCCAAGGAGAAGACCGTCGGGGAGATCTACGACGCGATGACCGAGGAGCAGAAGCGGGCCGTCGCGGCGATCGTCCTCGAAACCGTCCGAACCGCCGGCGAGGACGACACCACCGAAACCGAGAGGAAGGACTCCGACGTGAGCCCCACCACCCATAACGTCTTCGAGCGGGGGTCTGATTCCGACCTCAAGCAGGACGACGTCGACATTGCCGGGGCCGTCGCGGCCATCGGCGCCGATCTGAAGAAGGGGGCGACGTTCAAGCAGGCGTTCCTCGCTCACGCGGAGAGCTACGGCATCTCGAATCCCGATATGCTCTTCCCCGAGCCCAAGGACACCGGCGGCATCACCGAGCTCCGAAGGGATCAGACCTGGGCCAACCGGCTGGTCTCCGGGGTCACCCATCTCCCCTTCTCCCGCTTCCGGTCCCGGTACGCGGTGCTCACCGGAGACGAGATTCGAGCTCGCGGTTACATCACCGGCTCTCTCAAGTACGACACCGTCTACAAGAGTCTCAAGAGGCAGACCTCTCCGACGACCGTTGTCGTCAAGACCAAGCTGGACCGCGACGACCAGATCGACATCACGACCATCGACATCTGGGAGTGGATGAAGCGCCAGCTCACCATCGACATGAATGAGGAGCTCGCTCGCGCGTTCCTCATCGGCGATGGCCGTGATGCCGATTCCGCCGACAAGATCAACCCGGACTGCATTCGCCCCATCCTCGCCGAGGACGACCTCTATGCGCCGAAGTACGCGCTGAGCTCCGACGCCATCGACGTCAAGACCAACCTCGACCTCATCGTCGAGGAGATGACGTACATGCTGGACGAGTACCGCGGCAAGGGCGAGCCGCTGTTCTGGGCGCCCAAGCGCACCATCGACCGGCTCACCTGGCTTCGCGACAAGCAGGGTCGCCGGATCTACAGGACTCGGGACGAGCTCGCCAGCGCCATCGGCTGCTCCGGGTTCGTCAACGTACCCCTGCTCAAGGGCGCCAAGATCCAGCTGGAGGGCGGTCTTCGAGACGTGTTCGGCGTCTTCTTCCTCCCGGGCGACTACCACGTCGGTACCGACAACGGCGGCCAGCTCACCTCGATGGAGGGGTTCGACATCGACCACAACCAGCGGAAGGCCCTTCAGGAGACCCGCTGCTCCGGCGCGCTTCGAGACCCCGGGACCGCGGTGATCGTCACCGGCGCCCTCGCCCCCGTCGCCGGTGCCAAGAAGGACCCGAAGAAGTCCACCGATCCTCAGCTTCCCGAGATGAACTGAGCGATCGTGAAATACTTCGGCAGAATCGCGTTCTCCTCTGTCGAAGAGACGTCCCCCGGTATCTTCGTCGAGACTCCCGTCATCCGAAGATACCGGGGGAACGTCACGACCAACGCCCATCGGTACAGCATGGGCTCGGATCCGAACGGAAAGGTGCAGTCCGGTCAGATTCTCTCGATCGTCGGAGACGAGTACGCGTTCTCGCATCCTTTCGATATCCGGTGGGTCGAGTTCGGCGGGGAGAAGTGGCTCGTCGTGTACACGGATATTCGTCGTCCCCGGCTTTACTTGACTCTCGGAGCGCGATACAATGACGAGGGATGACCTTCACAAGGTTCTCGTTCAGATCCTCGGGTCGGACAATGTGTATTACCACCCTCCGGTGAATCTGAAGATCTCGTACCCGGCGATCGTGTACGAGAAGACGCAGTACTGGCAGGCGTACGCCGATAATCGCGGTTATGCGCGAATCCCCCAGTACCGGGCGACTGTAATATCCAGACTGCCGGATCACCCGGCGATCGAACGCATTCTGGATCTCCGAGGGAGCGATTACGTCTCGCATTTCGTGTCCGAGGGGCTCCACCACGATATCATCGACATCTTCCAATAAGGAGAATCATGGCAGCCCTGGAATGGGACAAGATTGAGAATAGGACCGGCGAGAACGGCGCCGATCATGGCGTCATCTACCGACTCGATCAGACCGGAGCCTACAACAAGGCCGAGGTCTGGGACGGTCTCACCGCGGTGAACATGTCGCCCGAGGGCGCCGAGGCCCAGAAGATGTACGCCGACAATATCCTGTACGGCACTCTTCGCGGCGCCGAGACCTCGAAGGGCACTATCGAGGCGTTCCGCTTCCCGGAGTCCTTCCGTGAGTGCGATGGCACCAAGCTCATCGACGCCGCGGTGGAGGGTCTGTACGCCACGGGCCAGCAGCGTCAGCCCTTCGGCTTCTCGTGGCGCACGCTGGTCCTCGATTCCAACGGCACCGAGATCGGCTACAAGATCCACCTCACCTACGGCAACACCGCGTCGCCGTCCTCGCAGGACAACTCCACCATCAATGAGTCCCCTGAGTACAAGTCCTTCTCGTGGGAGTTCGAGTCGGTCCCCGTCCCCGTGCCGGGACTGCGCCCCTCGGCGCGTCTCGAGCTGGACAGTCGGAAGGTTCCGGCGAAGAAGATGGAGGCAGCGCTCGACGTCCTCTACGGGCGGAAGACTGAGCCCGCCAAGCTCCCCACGCCGGCGGAGCTCGTGACCCTCATGAAGGCCGCGAATTAGGAGACCGGGAATGCTCGAGCTGCGCCTGCCAGAAGTCGACGGATGGGATGAGGCTGCTGAGGAGTTCGTCAGACTGCCGGCGTTGACGGTGCGGCTCGAGCATTCCCTCCTCTCCCTGTCAAAATGGGAGGGGAGAAACAAGGTTCCGTTCTTCGGTCCGAAGGAGCGGTCGACCGAGGAGATGCTCGACTACATCTCATGCATGGCGGATCCCGACATTCCGTTGACCACGCTCATGCGCTTCCGGGAGGAGGACTTCCTCAGGGTCAACAACTACATACAGGACAAGATGACCGCGACGACGATCACGGATCATACCGGCGCCTCGCCGAAACGGCAGATCGTCACCTCGGAGCTCATCTACGCCTGGCTGACCCTCCTCGAGATCCCTTACGGGGACGTGGAGCACTGGCATCTGAATCGGCTGCTGACTCTAATTCGAACCGTTCAGGTGCTCAAGGATCCGAAGAAGAACCGGAAACCGACTCCGTCAGCACTGGCGGAGCGCGACAGGCTCAACGCCATGCGGAACGCCGAAGCGGCGAGAAGGAGAGCAAGACGTGGCTAACATCAAGGGCGTGCTCACAGCGTGCCCGACGACGATTCTGGTGAATCCGGTCGTCAACGGGGCGGCGGATCTCAAGAAGAAGCGATTCGCGATCCGCCCCGGTGTCGTGGTGGACATCACGACCGATGACGGATACTACAACATCGAGTCGAACGAGGGTCAGTTCGACACCGAGATGCGAATGCTCGCCGGAAGTCTGACTCCCGACGACCTTCTCTCCTCCGGGACCGGCGCATCGGGCGGGGGCTTCCTCCGCCTCGGCGTCACGGACCCCGTCCCCCCGGGAACGCCCGAGGGGACTCTCGTGATCCGGGTGCCATGAGCATCGCGTTACGAGGATTCGCCCATGCCGAGGCGTTCAAGGGCGAGGCGACGACGCTAAGCGCCACCTCCAGAGTCGGTGACACCGCCGTCCTCATAATGAGTGGTCAACAGGCGTCTCCGGGCGATCTGACAGTCCCGGAGGGATGGACCGGTGTCGCTCAGCAGCAGATCGTCGGGATCACCCGGTGCGGGTACTTCGCTCGACGCCTGATCACCGACCCCGCTCAGACCCAGGACATCCAGTGGGCGAACAAGAGCCAGTTCTGGGGGGCTCGGCAGAATGCCTTCCTGATGATCTTCGACGGCGAGGCCGACGTGCGTCCGGGCGACCCGCCCTGGGCCGAGGGCGTACCGACCATCGAGAGGGAGTCCTACGTCGTCTCCCAGAGCCATGGACCGTCGGCGAACCCGTTGATGGAGTGGACCGTCCTCGACGGCGACATCGTGTTCACCGGAAAGGCGACGGTCTCGACCGAGAAGTCTTGGTCCGCCCTCCGCGTGGCCCGCACGTCCCACACGCCCGTCGTCGGTCCTCCGGGGCAGGTCCCCGCGGCGTGGCTCGCGTTCTCCATCGTCAGACCCGTTCCTGCCCCTTTGCAGAACGCGTCCGTCTACGAGGGCGGGACGACCAAGCCGTGCATTCTCTCCGTGTGGAGGAACCGCGATGAGGTCTTCGCCAGGAGAGCCGGTGTCATGCCGTCCCTGGCCAGGACCACTGCGGCCCTGCTCGCCAAGAGCGGCTTCGTTGTGGCCCATCGCGGAGGCTCTCAGGGCTGGGTCGAGGGAACGGCCCAGGGTTACACCGATTCCGTGGCGCACGGGGTCGACGCCCTCGAGTTCTCGGCCGCGAGGACCGTCGACGGCGTCTGGTTCCAGAACCACGACAACAATCTGAAGTCCCTGGGGGGACCGGATCGCTCGACATCCACGATGACATGGTCGGAGGTCGTCGATGCGTTGAAGGGGACCGGGAAGACGCCGTGCCGTCTCGATTGGCTTCTGGAGCATTACGGGGACGGCGTCATAGTCTTCGATCCGAAGGGCTCGTTCGCTCGTTACGACGAGATTCATGATATTTTCAAGAATCGCCGCAACCGCACCATCATGAAGTTCTTCGGGGACAACAAGGCGTTCTTCCAGGCGATGAAGCTTCGCGGATATTCTACGTGGGGGTACGCCTATCCGTCATCCGTCGGTTCCGCATGGTGGAACGATTTCGTGAACGGGGCGCACATCGACATTCCCTCGATGTCGTGGGACGCGTCTGCGGATATTTGGAAGACGTTGACGGATACCGGGAAGCCGGTGGTCTCCCACATCACCTCCATCAAGGCGCAGATCGACGCGGCTGCGGCGAAGGGCGCACGGGGGTCCATCGTCTCCGCCGTATCCACAGTACTGTCAATCCAAGTGTAAGGAGAATCATGGCAACCGCTGTTCAGTACGGAACAGTCTTCTCGACTCCCGTTGTCATCCGTCCGCTGACCGTCAAGGAGGAGGACCTCAAGAAGAAGGGGGTCTTCCTCGACAAGACGCGCACCACGGTGAATCTGGAGGCCGGCATCTACCTCTTCGAGTTCCCGAAGACCAATCTTCCCATCATTCCCCGGAAGATCAGCGGCACTGGTACCCTCGCGGTCGACGCCGTCATTCCGTCGTGATCATGGGCAAGCAACCCGTTGTACGAGCCGAGAGGATGGGTCTGCCCGGCACCTCGGCGGTTCTCCGCCCAGGGGCCAAGGATCTTCCGCCCTCCGAGAAGACCTATCTCGTCGAGGTCGTCGGCGAGACTCCGACCGCCGCCCCGATCCGAGTCGGCGGTTCGGTGTCCTACGGGCAGGTGCTCAACGAGCTCGCGCCCATCCGCGGTCTCACCGTGGGCGTCATCGGAGACTCCTTCACGGAGGGCGAGAACGGGGTCCCGTCCTATCTGGGAGTGGCCTCGGTCATGTGCAGGGAGCTGCACGCCGACGTCATCCCGTCCTATCAGACCGGAACCGGTTACCTCAGTCCCGGGCAGGGTGGCAGGGCCGTGTTCGGTGACGACGGCCGGATCGACGCCGTCCTCGCCGGCGATCCCGACGTCCTGTTCTTCTTCGGGTCGGTCAACGACAGGGCCCGAGGGGACGGGAACGCCGTGACCGCCGCCGCCGAGGCCGCGTATCGGAAGGTCTGGAGCAAGCGACGTGATATTCCCATCATCGTGGCCGGCATCCAGCCGACTGCCCCGCCGCCGACGTTCTCCGACGCCACGTCTGACATCAACCAGAAGATGCGGGCCCTCGTTGAGCGCCTCAACGAGGACTACCCGATCGCGTACATCGACCAGATCGGAACCAGCCTCGTCAACGCGACGGCGTTCGTTCAGGGCAAGCCGTATTCCGCGGGCGATGTCGTCTACTTCGAGGGCGTGGGCTACGAGTTCCGGGAGAACTGGTCCGGATCATCCCTTGCGGAGGCCCCGGTTCGCCGGACGTCGATCTGCTTCACGGGAACCGGACAGGTCGGGACCCCGAAGAAGGACGGCAACAGGGATGTGTACCTGCACTCGGACGGGACTCACCCCACGTGGTCCGGATCCGAGGCGTACGGCAAGGCCCTCGCCGCCGAGTTCGCCGTGGCCTACCGGGAGACATTCTTCCGCCGGCCTAGGACCGAGCACACGGAGCCCCCTGCCCCGCCGGCTCCGAACCCGTTCCGCGACGAGCCGCATCTCGCGGCGTTCAACGCTCATTACTGGGACGAGGACGACGTCGTCGCATCGGAGACGAGGCTCCGGAAGGCCGTTTCCGACGGCGCCGACGGCTTCGTGTTCTGGGTCCGGAGCACGTCGGACGATGTGCTCGTGCTGTCATTCGCCAACACTCTACCGATGACGGAGGGGACCAGTCCCAGCATCAACCAGACGACTCTCGAGGCTCTGAGGGGACTCAAGACGAAGGGCGGGAAGATCGCCACTTTCGAGGAGGGCCTCAGGCTCTGCAAGGAGCTCAACGTCGGATGCCTCGTGCTCAACGGCGTCAAGTTCCCCCAGGACGGAAGCCAGTCGTGGAACGTTCGCATCGAGAACAATATCGCCGCCATGGTCAAGACCGTGTTCGGCGACGATGCTTCGAAGTACGTCAAGTTCTACACCGGTCCGACCGACTCCGACGCGCGCACTCGGTACGCGGCCGTCGTCCCGGACGCCGAACAGATCATCCACTACCACAACGACACCGTCGTCAACACTCCGCCGCCGGCCGGGAGCATCATCTCCTCGGCCAACACGCTCAACGCCGCGTCCGTGGCCAAGCTCAAGTCCTACGGGCGCCCGATGTGGTACACGCAGATCGCGAACCGGCAGCTGGGCGAGGGCGCGAGGAATCTCGGTGTCGATTGGAAGGGATTCACCTTCCGGGTGCGCGTCGCGCTCGAAGCCCTTCCTCCGAAGCAGTAGACCCGCTCAAAATAGGAGGTTATATGAGCGACCCACAGGATCGGCAGGAGGCCGATCTCACCAGGAGCGTCGGCGATCCCTTCGAGGACAGGGCCGATGACGTTCCTCAGACGCCGGAGGTGATCTCGTGAGCGGACCCGCTGACGTTCTCTACCACGCCGCCAAGCGCATCGGGTACTACGCCCCCGACGACCCGGAGCCCGGCTCCGAGGCCGGCCGGTACTGGGCGAGGAAGACGGGGCAGGCGTGGCTCGCCGGTCCGTCCACCTCGATTTGGTGGTGCATGCTCTTCGTGAGCATGTGCTTCGACGAGGCCGGACAGATCGACGCCATCGGCGGCTTCTCTTACAACACCGATGTCACGCTCGCCCACATCCGCAACCACCCCGACGCCTACTTCGTGTCCGTCGGCGAAGCCGAGCCCGGCGATGTCGTCATCTTCGACTGGGACAGCAGCACGGTCGCGACCGACCACGTCGGCATCGTCGAGGCGAATCTCGGCGACGGCGTCCTCCAGACGATCGAGGGCAATACCTCGTCCGGCGCGTACGGCTCGCAGTCCGCGGGCAACGGCGTCTGGCGGCGTCAGCGGTCCTACGGCATCGCTTACGTCATCCGCCCAGCCTGGGTCGGCAGCGGCTCCTCCTCGGCACCCGCGGTCAAGCCGTCCTGGTGGATCGACGAGGACGGCGTCTGGGGCGCCCAGACCGGCGGTCGTTTCCGCGGCGTCATGGGGCTCGACTCGTCGGCCACGTGGACGGAGGCGTGCAAGCGCTTCCAGGTGTTCCTCAACGGGGCCCTCGACGCCTACGAGATCCACAAGCTCACGGGCGATTACAAGCTCGAGGTCGATGGCGTCGACGGGACGAACACCTGGAAGTGCTTCCAGCACTTCTGGAACATGTCCGACATCCCAGGGGACGACTCCCTCCTCGAGGAGGACGGCGTCCAGGGCATCGACACCACCACGAAGGTCCAGAAGACCCTGAATGCCAGCTGGCACGGGTCGCAGGGCCTGGCCAAGGCTCCCTGAGGCTCAAAATGGGAGAGATGGTACTGGAGGCCAAGGGCGGCTTCCCGAAAACCGAATCGTGGCTCGCGAAGATCGGCAAGATGTCAGTCTCCGCTCAGTTGTCGCGCTACGGAGAGAAGGGCGTCCGCGCTCTGGCCTCCAGTACCCCCCGACGAACCGGGAAGACTGCCGGGTCGTGGGGGTATGAGATCAGTCAGAAGGGGAACAGGTGGACGATAACGTGGACGAACACGAACATCGTCAACGGGGTTCCCATCGCGCTCGTCCTCGAGTACGGGCACGGCACCGGCACCGGCGGTTACGTCGCCGGTAGGCAGTACATCACCAAGGCGATCGAGCCGATAATGAACGAGATCGCGGACGGGGTCTGGAAGGCGGTTAAGAATGGCTAGCGTCGAGTCCAGAGTGGTATCTCTGAAGTTCGATAACAGTCAGTTCATGAGTGGTGTGAAGAGCACCCTCGACGGCCTCAAGGGCCTCAAGCAGTCGATGTCCGAGAAGATCAGCTCGTCTCCGCTCTCGGGGATCGCCGATTCCATCCGGGCCATCGACTTCTCCTCGATCTCCAACGGGGCCTCCGACGCCGGTAACCGGGTCGGAATCTTCGCCACCGCCGCAGGGGTGGCCCTGGGCAATCTCGCGTCAAAGGCCATCGAAGTCGGCGTGAGCATGGTGAAGTCGTTCGCGATCCAACCGATCATCGACGGCTTCAAGGAGTACGAGCTCCAGCTCAACTCCGTTCAGACCATTCTTGCCAACACCGCGAGCAAGGGCGAGAACATCCAGACGGTGAACGCCGCTCTGGATGAGTTGAACCGTTATGCGGATCTCACGAAGTACAACTTCTCCGAGATGACGCATAACATCGGCATGTTCACGTCCGCCGGTGTCGGGCTGAAGGATTCCGTATCGGCCATCAAGGGCCTGTCCAACGTCGCGGCGGCCTCGGGATCCACGTCCCAGCAGGCCGCGACCGCGATGTACCAGCTGTCGCAGGCGATCTCCGCCGGCAGCGTGAAGCTGATGGACTGGAACTCCATTGTCAACGCCGGTATGGGCGGCGAGCAGTTCCAGGAGGCCCTGAAGCGCACGGCCCGCATGCACGGCGAGGCCGTCGACGAGTACATTGAGAAAGAGGGATCCTTCCGGGAGTCCCTCAAGGATGGCTGGCTGACCGCCGAGGTCATGCTGGACACCCTCAACCAGATGACCGGCGACCTCACCGACGAGCAGCTCCGCGAGATGGGCTACACGGACGAGCAGATCGCTCAGATCCAGCAGTTCGCGAAGGCCGGCCTCGAGGCCGCCACATCGTACAAGACCTGGTCCGATGTCGTCGACGCCTCGATGGAGGCCGTCGGTTCGGGTTGGGCATCGTTCTGGCGGATCATAATCGGAGACTTCGAGCAGGCCAAGACGCTGTGGACCGAGGTCGGCAACGCCGTGAGCAACTCGATCGGCAGCATGTTCGACTCCATCAACGGAGTCGCGCAGGCCTTCGTCGATCTCGGCGGTCGCGCCGCGGTGATCAACACCATCCGCAACATCGTCCTCGCCGTGGTCAGGCCGATCAAGGCTCTGGGGCAGGCGTTCGGCGACGTCTTCACCGGCGGACCGGCCAACATGCTCGCCACCTTCGCCAAGGGGCTGGAGAAGCTCACTTCGATATTCGTCCTCAGCGAGGAGAACGCTGGCCGTCTGCGCACGGCCTTCGCGGGAATCTGGTCGGTCCTGCACATCATGCTCTGGCCGATCCAGCAGATCGGGAAGCTCTTCGCCTGGGTCGCCAACGGCGTCCTCAGTCTGGTGGGCATTCTCACCGGAGGGGCCACGACCGGCTTCCTCGGAGTCGCCTCCGCCATCGCCAAGGGGCCGATCGCCCTTGACAAGTGGATCTCCAGTCTCAACCCGATCGGGAAGATGATCGACTGGGTCAACGCCAAGCTGGCGGCACTCCGTGACTGGGTCGGACCGAAGTTCACCGGGGCCATTGACGGCGCGAAGGACGCCTTCGGTCGTCTCAAGGACGCCGCCGGCGAGAAGGTCTCGGCGGGTTGGGACAAGCTGCGCGAGAAGGGCTCCTCCTTCGCCAGCACGATCGCCGCCAAGTTCTCGCCGGCGGTCGATTCCGCGAAGGGGGCGCTTGACGCCTTCGGCGAATCGGTCAAGGGCAAGATCGAGAGCGGTCTCACCAGTCTCTCGGAGAAGTCCAAGACCGTCGCGACGATCTTCGGAGAGGTGTTCTCCGGACGGGTCATGGCCGTCGCCCCGGGCTTCGCCACTGCGGTCTACAAGATCGCGGACGCGATGCATCGGGCGTACGAGAAGGTCAAGGAGTTCGCCGGCGAGATGGGGAAGGCCTTCGATGCGAAGGTCGTCGCGTGGGCCGACAAGCTCGCGCAGAAGTTCTCCTCCGTCGGATCCGCCGTGGGCGCCGCGAAGGACGCGGTGTCGTCCGTCAGCGCTCCGAACGTCGACACATCCCAGGTGCAAGCCGCCGCAACGAGCGCGCAGGAGAGCGCGTCGGCCGCGGCCTCTCAGGCGAAGTCAAAATGGGAGGAGTTCGCCAACTGGCTCACGACCGAGCTCCCGGCGAAGTTCAACAAGATCAAGCAGGATCTTGCCCCGCTGGCCAACGCCCTCAAGACCGTCTTCGGAGGCGTCGGCAAGGCGATCAAGGAGGCCTTCCGCATCGAGGAGGGCGACCTGGGGTTCGTCAAGATCATCAACTGGATCCTCGCCGGGGGTCTCGTCGCAGCGATCTACAAGCTGGCCGACTCCTTCAAGAGCGTCAAGGCCCCGGTCGGGGCCTTCAAGGAGCTCCTCGAATCGCTCGGGAAGACCCTCGACGCGACGGCCAATCAGATCAACGCCAAGGCGCTTCTCACGGTCGCCGCCGCCATCGCCATCCTCGCCGCGTCCATGTGGCTGCTCGCCACGATCGACTCCGACGGGGTGACCAATGCCGGCGTCGCCATCGGCGTCGTCACCGGTGCGGTTGTCGCGCTGATCAAGACGATGTCCGGCATCTCCAAGGACCTCAAGGCCGGCGGAGCCCTGGCCCTCATGGCCACGTCACTCATCAGCATCGCCGGCGGCATCCTGCTGGTCGCGCTGGCCGCGAAGCTTCTCGGCTCCCTCGACGAGGACGAGATGCTCAAGGCCCTTCGAGCACTGGTGGTCGTCACCGGGGCCCTCATCGCGACGGCGAAGGGACTCAACGGGATCAAGATCAACCCCTCGGCCGGTCTGACATTGATCGCGTTCGCCATTTCGCTGTCCCTCGTGGGGCTGGCTCTCAAGATTCTGGGGAACCTGAGTCTGAAAGAGGCCCTTCAGGGCATGGCGCTCATGTTGCTGATCTCGGTTCAGATGATCGCCATCGCCCTTCTCGCGGGAGACATGAAGAGCACTTCGTTCTTGAATCTCCTGGCCATGGCAATCGCCATGCAAGTCGCGGCCCTCGTGCTCGTCCAACTCGGTCTGCTTCCATGGCAGGTGGCCCTTCAGGGGATCATCGTCATGGGCGCAGTGGTCGCCGAACTCGGACTTCTCACCCGCCTCGCCGGGAACGTCAAGCCGAAGGCTGCTCTGGGGCTCGTGGCCGCGGCGGTGTCCCTCCAAATAGCATCGACCGCGGTGGTCGCCCTCGGTCTTCTCCCATGGCAGGTGGTCCTTCAGGGGATCATCGCCATGGCCGCCGTTCTGGCGGAGATAGTCATCGCGTCGACGATGATGAACGGGAACGTGGCGGGCGCGAAGACGATGGCCCTCATGGCCGCGTCGCTCGTGCTGCTGGCCGGCAGCCTCAAGATTCTCGGGTCCATGCCGTGGCAGGCCCTGGCCCTCGGTCTTGTCGGCCTGGCGGTGGGGCTCGGTGTCATCATCGCCGCGGGATTCCTCGCCGGGAAGTGCGCCGCTGGATTCCTGGTCCTGGTGGCCGCCATCAAGGCCATCGGCTTCGCGATCATCGGAGTTGCCGCTCTGCTGACCGCCATCACCGGCCTTCTCGCGGCCATCGCCGTGGTCGGTGCACCGGCGTTCGCCGCTCTGGCAGGGGGGATCGTACTCCTGGCGAATACGATTCCGACCATCGCCAAAGCGGTGATGGACGGATTGATGGTCATTCTCCAGTCGATCATCGACAACAGGGAGACGATCGCCCAGTCGATCGCCGCATTGATCATCGCCCTGTGCGAGGCGCTCGTTGCCAGCATGCCGTCCATAGTGGCCGCCCTCGGCGCGCTTCTCGACGGAGCGATCCAGGTGCTGGTGGAGTACATCCCGAAGATCGTCGCCGCGGGTGTGGACATCATCATCGCCCTGCTGGTGGCCCTGGGTCAGAGGGCTCCGGATTTCGTGAACGCCGCCGTGAATCTGATTCTCGCGTTCATCAACGGAATCGCCAGCCGGATCGGCGACGTCATCGCCGCGGCGTTCAACCTGATCATCTCGTTCATCGAGGGGCTGGCCAACGCGATCGACACGTACGAGGGTCGCCTTCGCGCGGCCATCGGCAAGCTGATCCGCGCTATCGCCAGGTTCATCGTCAACTCCGGGAAGGATCTCCTCAAAATCGGAGGTGACATCATCGGCGGTATCGTCAAGGGCATCGGGAACGCCGGTCACAAGATCAAGGACAAGATCGTGAGCTTCTGCAAGGGTGCGTGGGAGAGCGTCAAGTCGTTCTTCGGGATCGCTTCCCCCTCGAAGCTCATGGCCGAGGTCGGCAAGAACGTCATGCTCGGTGCCGCGAAGGGCATCGAGGACAACGGTGACGCCTTCGTCGACGAGACGGTGAACGCTGCCAAGAACGCGAAGGACGGCTTCAACCGCGCTCTCGAAGACGGGTTCGACACTGAGTTCTCGTCGTTCCGGCCCACGATCGTCCCCGTTGTGGATCTCACCGAGGCGCGCAAGGGCCTCGAGGCTATGAGCGGAGACATGGTCGACGTCGGCGCGAGAATGTCCGCGTCGCTTCCTTCCAGTGGAGCGAACGCCGAAGTCTCTCCGGAGGAGCGGCCCGCCAGTAGAGTGGTGAACGTCACTCAGAACAACTACTCCCCGGAGGCGCTCTCCGAGTCGGAGATCTACAGGCAGACGAAGAACCTGGTCAGTAGACTCGGAGTCGAATGAAGGAGAAACATGCTGAATGCGGTCACGATTCGATCGAAGAACGGAGCGGCTCTTCGAATCCCGCTTCGAGACGCGTGGGCCTCAGACGTTGTGATCCTGAAGATCGACGGATTGGGCCCCGTGAAGAGTGATATCTACATCACGAATTACGGGGCCCAATCGGGCGGATACTACAACGGATCGCGCGTGGGAACCCGGAACGTCGTATTCACGCTGGCTCCGCAAGGGGACGACGTGGAGAGGATTCGAAGAAGTCTGTATCGGACATTCGACGTGGAAGAGGAGTTATCGCTGGTCTTCGACACGAATTACGGAGAATATTATCTGCTCGGATACGTCGAATCGTTCGAGCCGGATATTTTCAGCGCCAATTCGACATACGTCGTCAGCGTCCTATGCCCGGACCCGTTCTACACGGATGCCAATTCCGTGATGAATGAAGTCGCAATACTATCCAATAGGACCAAGTCCTTCGAGTTCCCTTTCGAGAATCCGACATACGCCGACGAGATCGAGTTCGGAACGATACTCGAAGAGTCCTACGGGGTGGTGGAATATCGCGGCGACGTTCCCGTGGGCATGATCACGACCATACTTTTGAAAGGCGATCCCGGAAAATACGTCCGATTCGAAGGACCCAGAGGCTCCTACGTTCAGGTGGGCAATCCCAGCGGGTTGTGCAAAGGGGGCGGGAAGATCGTGATCTCCTCGGTCGCTGGTTCTCGATACGCGTATTACGAATATCGGGGAACGAAGACCGATATGGCATGGACCGCCTGGGATCAGGGATCATGGCCCATTCTATATCCCGGGGAGAATCGCTATCGCATTCTTCTTCAATCCGGTAAGAGCGCGGAGGTCACTCTGTCGTACACCAATAAGTATCGGGGGATTTGACGATGTTCATGATCGAACTCGGAACCCGTTGGACTGTCGCAGGATCGCATGAGAACGATACTCTGATCCTGGACGATTACTATTCGGCGTCGTGGACTGAAAGGTTCGACGACGTCGGTGAAGCCCATTTGGAACTCCCCATCTCGTATTGGCCGCTGGCCCTTCACGCGAGGAATTACCCGAACGGCCACTACCTTCACTTCTCCGAGAGCGATAGAGTGATGAATCTCGAGTCCTCTCGCGTCGTGATGAAGAAGGACGAGCCCAGAGTCATTCTCAACTATCGAGGTGTGGAGAACCTCCTGTCATTCCGGAGGGTCACGATCGGCCCCATGGGTTGGCTATGGGCGCCGAAGGCGGGTTATAAGAAGACTCTTTTCGATCTCATCAAGTACGAGCTGAACGACTCGAGTCTTTTGCAGTATCTGTCGCTCGTCAAGGACCCTGCCATAGCCGACGAGTGGCTGCGGGCCGACAATCTGGATTTTCAGATCGGGGACACGGTCCTCGACGCCATGAAAGCATCGTGTTCGCGAAAGAACCCGTTCCGCCAGAGGCACGGGTTCAAGCTCGTCACCGATGGGGATCAGAGGAATCACTGGACGCTCAGTCTCATACCCGTGATCGCGCCTCCGACTCTTCCGGACTTCACAGACGCTATCGAATCCCTGGAGTTCGGAATCTCCACTTCGGAGTACGCCAATGCGGCTTTCGTGATCGTCCCGAAGATCGAGGAGATGAAGACTCCTGGAAGCCCCGTATACAACGATTACCGGATCGTTGGAACCAGGACATATCGTTCTCCCACGTACAACGAGAGCAATGTCCATCGTTGGAATCGCGTGGAGAAGGTGATAAAGTACACGATCGACGGCATGGGGTACCAGGAGGCGATGGCCACTCTCAGTCGGGCCACCGATGTCTGGTCGCAGATAGGAACCCCGAACGACGACGGCATGGCGAAGCGCATCATCCAGTCGCAATCCAAGATCAAAACCGTAGCGACAACGCCTGCGACCATCAGCGATCGTCTGAAATACGGGAAGGATTACGAACTCGGAACTCTGTTCACCTGGGTTCCGTATGCCGATAAAAGTGATATCCGCGCCGCCAGATTCCTGGAAGTTCCTCCCATGGAGGCTCTGGTGGCCGAGTACACGTGGACGTTCGATCAGAACGGCGTTAAAGGTACTCCCGGACTGAGAATGTGAGGATCTATGGGACAGAAGAGCGGTTTCTTCAACAGCATCAACGGAGACCGACGCTACAATGCCGAAGACATCGGAAAGATGTTCGACGGCATTATCCGTGACGGCGTGTTCGCCAACTACAAGGAGGCGTTCGCCGTATCGCCTGGACCCGGTCTGTCGGTCAAAGTCGGGTCTGGACGGTGCTGGTTCAATCACAGGTGGTACGAGAGTGATGAGACGTTCGTTCTCGGATTGACTGCCGCGCACAATACGTATTCGCGAATCGACACCGTCTGCATCGAAGTCAACGAGGCCGTGGAGGCGCGTTACGCACGTTTGAGGATTCTCACCGGAGTGCCGTCATCCGCCCCGGTTACTCCCGAAGGGGAGAACACGGACACGCTTCATCAGTACCCGATCGCCATGATCACAGTGAAGGCGAACGCCTCTTCGATCGACGCGACGGTCATCCGCGACAATCGGGGCGGCTCGGCGTGTCCGTGGGTCGTTGCCCCGGATACTCGAATCGACACAACCAAGGTGTTCGCCGATATTCGGAAGGAATGGGAGACGTGGTTCTCCGGCGTCAAGGAGGCCGCTCTCAATCCTCCTGACGCGAACGTGGAGCTCGCGGCCCTTAAGAAGTCCGTGGCGACGCTCTTGAGGAAATGGGATCCCGTAAACATCACCCAGGAAACTCCGGATAGCTCCTCCGCAGTGACGTTCATCAACAGAGCATTCGACGTCAAGAGCGTTCCGTTCGCGGGATTGAGTTACGCGTCGTTCGGGACCGAGCCGTCCCTTCACAACATCCTGTTCCGCGGAAGACTCCTCGGTGAGACGATGACCACCGCGCAGCAACGAGCCATCAAGGACGGCTCGTTCACGGATTTGTGGATCGGAGATTACTGGCTTCGAAACAATGTCCGTTACGTGATCGCAGGATTCAATTACTGGCTCGGACAGAGCGACGTGACGGATAATCATATCGTGGTTCTCGCCCAGAACCTGTTCAATAGTGTTCAATTCAACACCGGTCCGATGAACAACGTTCGAAACACTTCCATCATTTCGAACACCATCGAGACCGTCGGACTCAACAGGTTCAAAGACGTGTTCGGATCCGACAAGCTCATGTATCGTTCGCATAATTACGCGACAGGGTTTGATGATGCCGCCGGCATCCCGAACAACGTCTCCGCTGCGAACGTTCTCGTCAGCTTGATGCAGCCCCCCATGATCTCAACCTCCGGGGTCGGGGCGATCATCCGCGACAACTACACGATCAACTACTTCAACGACACCATGATTCTCCCGCTCTTCATCCTGAAGCCTGACTGGAGGAACACGCTGTTGAACCACTGGTTGAATTACGTGTACAACAGGAACTACGCATCGGTGGTCGGAACCAACGGTTCGATATCCGCGGTCAGCGTCACGTCATCGGCCGCGTGCTATCCGATCGCGGCCGTCAAGGGGTGATATTCTATTGCTCCCACATCACGTCGAGCTGATACTCACCGTGGTGGGTTCGGTGCTCGCCTCCTCGGGTTTCTGGGCCTGGGTGTCGAGGAGGACGAGCGACCGGAGCGCCACGCGGGAGATGATACGCGGCCTCGCACACGATCGCGTCATCCACGTCGGAAAAGGGCACATACGACGCGGATACTTGACTTTAGACGAGTACGAGGACTTCATGGAGTACCTCGCGAAGCCGTACCAGAACATGGGCGGAAACGGCCTCGCCGATCGCGTCATTCACGAGATCCAGAACCTGCCCATCTATCCGGACGACAAGAAGGACATCGGATGAAGAACAAGACATACGACACCCTCAAGTGGATCACGCTCGTGGCACTCCCCGCGTTCGTGACCTTCTTCCTCGCGCTCGCGCCCCTCTGGAACATCCCGAACGCGCAGGCGATCGCTGCCACCATCACGGCGTTCACCACATTCCTGGGCGCGCTCCTGGGCGTCTCCAGCGCCAAGTACACGCCGCCGACCGATGGAGTGCTCAACGTCGTGTCCGACCCCAGCGTCGACGCGCCGGCCGAGGTCAGCGCTGCCCTGAAGGAGGAGCCTGAGAAGCTCCCCTCCACGATCTCCCTCAGGGTGGTCAAGTCCCACGTCTAGGGGATATTCACTCGTCGTATAGTGAAGAGTCAGTCTTTGAAAGGAGAACATCATGGCTGACAACGCCCCCGACTACGAGGACCTCGCCCGCGAGATCCGCGTGAACATGTTCGAGGACGGTGATCCCGCGTCTGAGCGGTACACCTCCCTGCTCCGAAACCTCGCCGAGGTCGAACGGCTCAAAAAGGAGGCGCGCATCAAGCGCCTCTCCGAGCGAATCGACCCGAACGTGGTGATCAGTGCAGGAGGTTCCCTCGCCGGGATCCTTCTCGTGATTCGCGCGGAGCGGTGGGCGGTCCTCACCTCGAAGGCTTTCAGCCTGATCAGCAAGATCAGGATCTGACGCTTCGCCCCATCCCCCCTGTTCGACAACAACGTCGCAGGGGGGATGGGCACTCGGACCATATTTTTCTCGGTGCATGGTGAGATACACACCTCTTAGAAAGGAGGAACCATGCTCGAGATCCTGGCGTTTCTGCTCGTCTTGATCTGGCTCGTTTCCGACAAGAGGCCGTAGCCTCCTCTCCGTACTCCGCAAGGGGTACGGATCTTGTGATATTTTCACACGACACATAGTGAGATATACATCTCCCCATGCATCACCCGGTGCATGGGCCTTCCGAGAGGAGAACGCCAATGCCCACCGCTTACGAGCTCATCATCCAGTTCCCCGACAAGCCCTCCAGGACCGAGTTCGAGAAGGCCCTGACCTCGAAGAATGTCCTCGTCCTTCTCCCCGACTTCGACTACAAGAACATGGTCCGTGCGACCGCGATCAGGAAGGACCGCTGATCATGAACACCGAAGGCGTCTACGACATCGTTGGCATCAGGCTCATCTTCGACTACGGGGCGATCAAGGATCGCAACCAGTTCCAGATCCGCATTGAGAAGTACTACGGTCCCGATGCCATGTGGGGGGTTGTGGTCCGCTCCGAGATGGGCGGATACCCCTGTATCGACATCACCGTCCCGAAGGAGATCTTCCTGGCGACGGCCATGGCCAACATCGAGGACTGCGTCAAGCGGGCGGGGCGCGCCGACGAGCCCGTGCCCTGCGGACAGATGATGCTCAGGAGGTACTGATATGCTCATCAGACCGGCCATTCAGATCATCGGCCGTCACGCCCCGCAGATCCTCGCGGGGCTGGCGGTCATCGGCGTCGGTGTCACCGCCGTTCAGGCGGCACAGGGGCACCTCGCCGCCCAGGAGGTGCGTTACGAGATCGGCGAGAGCCGCGGAGAGACCCTCTATAACATGCTGCGAGCCAGGTGGAAGTGCTATGCTCCGGCCACCATCACCGGCATCCTCACGATCGCCTGCGTCATCGGGGGGACGAAGGTCTCACTGGTCCGACAGGCGTCGCTTGTGTCCGCCCTCGGCCTTATGAAGTCCTCTCACGAGAGGCTCCAGAGGTCCGTCGAGGCGCTCCCCGAGGAGGCCAGGAACGAGGTGCGCTCCCTCGCCGCGAAGGACTCCATCGCGGCCGGGGAGCAGCCTCCCGGGACCCTGTTCGTCGGGAACGGGGATATCCTCTGGCAGGACGCATTCACCGGACGGTATTTCACCGCCGACAAGAGCCGGGTCGACCAGGCGGTCAACTCGGTCAACCACGCGCTCATCCACGGCGATGCGATCTCCCTCAACGAGTTCTACGAGCGCGTCGGGCTCGAGGCCGTCTCCTCTGGGGACGAGCTCGGATGGGCGATCGGCGGTCCCCTCGTCGAGGTGCAGACCGTCGCGGCCATCGCGAGGGACGGTAGGCCCTGCGTCTCCCTCGATTTCATCACTCCACCCCGTCCGCAGTGGTGGAAGATCGGCTGATATTTTCACACAACCCATAGTGAAGGACACCCTACCAGAAAGGATACTACAATGTCCGACAACCAGACCCCCGACACCGACCAGACCCCCGGTCAGGAGGTCGTCACCACTGACACGCCCTCTCTCGGAGAGCGCGTCGACTCCTGGGTTCGCTCCCACCCCCGCACCGTTTCGACGGCCAAGGCGGTCGGTCGCTTCACGCTCTACGTGGGCGGCACGATCGGCGCTTTGGCCCTGATCGGGGCGCTGGGGAGCGACCCCGAGGAGGACGACGCCTACGAGGAGGACGAGGAGGAGTGATCGACCCCCGACACCGTCAATCGCACGGTGTCGGGGTTTTCACTCGCCGTATGGTGAAAGGGAAGGTGATATTCATCATGCGAACCAAGCACCTTTGGATTCCCCGCCTCTTCTGCAAGGTCGGGTCGACCGCAACCGGCATCGCCGTGTCCACGGCCTTGACCGCCGCCTGCCCCCCGGCGGGAATGCTGATGACCGCAGTATTCCTCACCGGAGGGGCGTGCGCCGGCATCGCCGTGTCCAAGCCCACCGAGCGCGAGCTCCTCGCCTTCGCGGGCGAGGTCGAGGAATCCATCGAGGCCACGAAGGCCGCACTGAACCACTGACCATTCAACCCCATGCATCACCCGGTGCATGGGCCTTTCGAAAGGACGACAAGCAAATGTATCGAGTCAAGCTGAAGTACGAGGACCCCTTCAACGACGACCGCATGATCGAGGAGGAGCTGCTGTTCAACCTCACCAAGGCGGAGGTCATGCTTGCCTTGGACGACAACGACTCCTTCCTCCACCTGCTCATGGCGCTCGATGAGAAGACGGTGACTGACCTCCAGGTCGTCAAGGCGATCACCGAGCTCGCCCTCGCATCCTACTGCGAGCGGGCGGGCAACCGCATCACCAAGAACCCCGCCCGACGCGCGGCGTTCAAGACCTCTCCGGTCTTCGACGCCCTTCTCGAGCACCTGGTCTCGAAGAGGGAGAACGCCGTCGCGTTCGTCACGGGGATCATCCCCCGTGAGGCCCGTGAGCAGGTCGCCAACTTGCTCGAGGCGAAGAAGTGAGTGGCGACGTCCCCATCCGCCCTGGGGACGGCGAGATCGAAAGGGCGGTCGAGTCCGTCGCTCCGAAGAAGGACGGCGCTCCCATTGCGAGGGCGAGGGTCGTCACCTCTCCCGGTAAGCGGATCCTCAGGGGCGTCTTCGCCTCCTCCCTTGTCGAACTTGGATCCTACGTCCTGTTCGACGTCCTCCTCCCGGAGATCAAGGATCTCATCGCCACCACGGCCACGAGCGCCGTGGATCGGGCGATCTACGGAGACCGCGGAGGGAACAGGCCGCCGGTTGGCGGGCGAGTCGTCCCCATCCGCCGGGGCGGGGGATGGACGGAGCGGACGAACTACACGTCCTTCTCCACGCCCTCCCGAGCCGCGCAGGAGCAGCAGCCGCCCTCGAACGAGCGCCCCTCGTACAAGGATCTCGAGTACTCCTCGAGGGAGGACGCGGGGGCCGTCCTGCGATATTTGATCGACGCCATCTCCGAGTACGGGACCGTCACCTTGGGCGACCTGTACGACAAGAGCGGCGTCAGCGTCAAGCCCGTCGATCAGCGATGGGGTTGGCGCGATCTCAGCTTCGCCGGAGTGCGACGCTCTCGCGGGGGGTTCGTCATCGACCTGCCGCAGCCCGAGTTCCTACGATAACCTATTGACGGGGCGCCTGCGAGAGATCGTGGGCGCCCCGTCCAACACGTCATATTCTCACGAAAGGACACAACCATGTCACTCCCGGTCACCATTGCGAAGGGGATCGGCGTCACGACGCTGTTCCTCGTCCGGAACGCGCCAACCATCCTCACCGCAGGCGGAGTCTGCGCCATGATCGGCGCGACCGCGACCGCCGTCAAGGAGTCCCTCCGCTATCACGAGGAGGTGAGTGAGCCCGTCATCACCGATCTCGCCTTCGCGGAGGTCGAGGGGGACGAGAAGAAGAGGGACGCCGCCAAGTGGCGTCTCATCATCAACACCGCCCGTCGGTACGCCCCTACGATCGTCCTCACGGCTGCCGGCATCGCCATGATCTCCGCCGGGCACGGAATGATGCTCCAGAGGATCTCCGGGCTCTCCAGCGCCCTCGCCCTCGCGTCTTCGAAGGTTGGTGCGCTGGAGAAGTACCAGCAGATCACCGATCCTGACGGAAACAACCCCCAGACCCACCCCGAGGTCAAGTACGAGATGCGAAAGGCCGTTCGCCACGTCCTTCCGGACGCGGACGTGCACAACTGGGCATTCATGCCGTCCAACCCCAACTGGACGGACTCCCAGACCACGAACGAGCTGTTCCTCGAGAGCATGGAGCACTACGCGAATGACCGGCTCGAGCGATACGGCCACCTCTTCCTCAATGAGGTGTACGACATGCTCGGGATGCCGAGAACCCGCCTCGGAGCCGTCATGGGATGGCTTAAGGACGACATCGTCGACTTCGGCATCGAGCGGAGGTTCGAGCCGCTCGAGGACGCCGATCCTCGAGTCTGGTGGGAGCTCGCCTTCAATGCCGATTCGAACCTGATCACCGCGGAGGTGAACTGAAATGCCGTGGAAGCTCATCGTCACGGGTCTCATCGGCGTTGCTGCGGGTGTCGGCGCGGCGGTGGCCGTCATGCGGGATATTCCCAAGCGACTCGAGGAGAACGAGAAGCTCACGTGGCATCACGACGACCGGATCGCCGCGCTCGAGGCCAGGCTCACGCTCCTTGAGGAGTCGCCGAAGGTGAAGGCGCTCGTTTGCGAGGGCATGACCGAAGTCGATCCTCCGAAGAAGGATGTTCCCGAGAAGTACAACGATCTGGTCGAGGAGTACGCCCCCTCCGACGAACCGCCGTCCGATGTCGAGACCCTGACCGATGTCGACGGGCTCTCGATCGAGGACTACGAGTTCATCAACTCGTCCAACGATCCCGTCGATGAGGGCATGTGGGACGTCAAGTACGACGCCGCTCTCGATGTCCTCTACGACGAAGACGACGAGGATATTTCGGCGGAGAAGCCCGCTCTCCGCGCCTTCCTCGCGCAGTGGTTCCAGGGGGACAGCGAGGCTCGCTACGCCGAGATCGGGGAGAACGGGCAGGATACGCCCGTTCGTGTCATGATCGTCCCTGATGAGTACGGGGAGGCGTGGTATGACTGATGATGAGGTCGAGTACTACGAGGAGATCCTGGATACGGTCGACCCCCGCGGCGACCACATCACCCTCCTGGAGATCCTCGCCGGCGAACCATTCCGGTCGCGCAACCTCGGGGACCGGAACCGGTCCGACGACGTCCTCTACTTCCGTGAGGAGAAGGGCGTGCAGATCTTCGAACCCCCGTCGGTTCTCGAGGTTCTGTACGTCTTCGCATTCCGGCTGTACGAGGCGGACGACGGCTCGGACCCCCTCTGGTACTTCTGGTCGATGCTTCGGAACGCGGGACTGAAGAAGTACGACGAGGCCGCCTTCGAGAACCCCCTCGCGGTGAGGGAGGTCAGGAAGCGCCTGCGCGATATCTCCGCCATGCGGTACGGCGCCGACGGGAGCGGAGGATATTTCAGAATCACCCGGGAGCACTACATCGACGATGTCCTGATCACGGACATGCGAAGGATCCCGCTGTGGGATCAGGCGATGGCGTGGCTGGACGACTGAATAGAGAGGGAGGCCGCGTATGGACTTCTATTCGCTGCGCACGCGCAAGCGGAAGAACGGCACGATCGCCGTATACCCCGACTATCGGGTGGGTCGCTCGAACGACCTGATGGTCCGGGGTAAGTCCTTCTACGCGGTATGGGACGAGGAGAAGGGCCTGTGGTCGCGGGACGAGTACGACGTCGCTCGTTTCGTGGACGCGGATATTCTGAAGACGGTCGAGAAGCTCCGGGAAGAGACCGATGACGACACTCCGATCGTCGGAGAACTCCTGAGCGACTTCTCCAGTGGCCACTGGATGAAGTTCCAATCGTTCCTGAAGAACGTCGGGGACTGCTCGATCGACCTCGATTCCTCTCTCATCTTCGCCAACACTCCCACCTCCAGGGCAACGTACGCCAGTCGTCGGCTTCCGTACGCCCTGGAGGTGGGGGACATCTCCGCCTACGACGAGCTCATGACGACCCTCTACGACCCCGCCGAGCGCACCAAGATCGAGTGGTGCATCGGCTCGATCGTGGAGGGCGCGTCGAAGGATATTCAGAAGTTCATCGTGCTGTACGGCTCCGCCGGAGCGGGGAAGTCGACGGTGCTCAACATCGTTCAGCAGCTCTTCGCGGGATACTGCACGACCTTCGACGCGAAGGCCCTCGGTTCGTCGCAGAACGCGTTCGCCACCGAGGTGTTCCGCACCAATCCCCTCGTCGCCATCCAACACGACGGTGATCTTTCCAGGATCGAGGACAACACCAAGCTCAACAGCATCATCTCCCACGAGGAGATGATCATGAATGAGAAGTACAAGGCGTCCTACTCGGCGAGGGCCAACGCGTTCCTCTGGATGGCGACGAACCGACCGGTGAAGATCACGGACGCGAAGAGCGGCATCATCCGCCGTCTCATCGACGTGACGCCCAGCGGGCGCCGTCTCCCCGCCGAGGACTACCTGGCGATTCAGAAGAGGATCCCGGAGGAGCTCGGGGCGATCGCGCATCACTGCCGGGAGGTGTTCCGGTCGATGGGCGCCCACTACTACGACCCGTACCGCCCGACGGAGATGATCCTGAAGACGGACGTCTTCTACAACTTCGTGGAGGATGTTCAGTTCGATATTCAGGACGGAGTCTCCTTGCAGAGGGCGTACGACCTCTACAAGAAGTACTGCGACGAGGCGCTGGTGGAGTACCGGATGCCGAAGTACCGGTTCCGGGAGGAGCTCAAGAACTACTTCAGGGAGTTCCATGAGCGCTACCGGGACGGGGACGAGCGCATTCGAAACTACTACGTCGGATTCCGAGACGACAAGTTCAACGGACGGGAGAAGACGCCCGAGCTCGCGAAGGAGAAGTACTGGCTCTCCCTCGACGAGGAGAAGGGCGCACTGGATGATATTCTCGCGGATCGCCCGGCCCAGTACGCGGGCGAGGACGGGAATCCCACCACGAAATGGGACGACGTCGGAACGACTTTGAAGGATCTCGATCCGCATCGCCTTCATTTCGTTCGACCGCCGCTGGACCACGTGGTGATCGACCTCGACCTCCGGGGCGAGAACGGGGAGAAGGATCGCGCTCCGAACCTGGAGGCCGCGAGCCGGTTCCCGCCCACTTACGCCGAGTTCAGCAAGAGCGGCGCCGGCATCCACCTCCATTACGTCTACTCCGGCGATATTTCGGAGCTCTCGCCGGAGTACTCCGAGGGGATCGAGATCAAGACCTTCCGAGGGCGGGCGAGCCTTCGGAGGATGCTCAACGGGTGCAACGGCATACCGGTGGCGACTCTCTCCTCGGGGGCGCTGCCGAGGAAGGAGAAGAAGCAGGTGCTCGACCAGGCGCAGGTCAAGAGCGAACGGGCGCTGCGCGAACTCATCATCCGGAACCTCAGGAAGGAGATCCATCCGGCGACGAAACCATCGATGGACTTCATCGAGAAGATCCTCAACGACGCCTACAACAGCGATCTCTCGTATGACGTCAGCGACATGCGGGGGAAGATCATGTGGTTCGCCATGCAGTCGACGAACCAGAAGGAGGAGTGCCTCAAGATCCTCACCCGCCTCAAGATGCGCAGCAAGGACGTGGAGAAGGGGGAGTACGCCTCGAAACCCATCGAGAACACGAGCACGGACGACATCGTGTTCTTCGATATCGAGGTCTATCCCAACCTGCTCCTCGTCTGCTGGATGGTCGATCGCGACGGCGCCGAGGTCGTCCCCATGGTCAACCCGTCCAAGGAGGAGATCGAGCGGCTCCTCCAGAAGAAGCTCGTCGGATTCAACAACCGCAAGTACGACAACCACGTGATCTACGCCCGGTACCTGGGCGAGTCCGTGGCGTCGTGCTATCGGCTGTCTCAGAGACTCGTGCACAACGACAGGAACGCCACTTTCATCGAGGCGTACAACCTGTCGTACACGGACGTGTACGACTTCTCGACGAAGAAGCAGAGCCTCAAGGCGTGGGAGATCGAGCTCGGGCTTCCGCACAAGGAGATGGACCATCCCTGGGACGAGCCCGTGCCCGACGATATTCTTCAGAACGTGATCGAGTACTGCGCCAACGACGTGCGGGCCACGAGAGAGGTGTTCCACCATCTCGAGGCGGACTGGGAGGCGCGGCAGGTGCTGGCGAAGGTGGCAGGCCTCACGGTCAACCACACGACTAACCAATGCACCCAACAGATCATATTCGGGAATGACCGGCGTCCGGCATTCCACCACCGGGACCTCTCGAAGGACTTCCCGGGGTACGAGTTCTCCTACGGGAAGTCATCGTATCGGGGAGAGGATCCGGGCGAAGGCGGATACGTCCACGCGAAACCGGGCATCTACAGGAACGTGGCGCTGCTCGACATCGCGTCGATGCACCCGCACTCGCTCATCGCCCTGAACGCGTTCGGAGACACCTACACGGCGCGTTTCAAGGCTATTGTGGACGCCCGAATCGCGATCAAGCACGGGGATATGGACGCGGCCGGAAAGGCCCTTGACGGGGCTCTCAAGCCCTTCCTGGAGGGCGATTTGAAGGCGCTCGCATATTCTCTGAAGATTGCGATCAACAGCGTGTACGGGCTCACCTCCGCGAGGTTCCCGACGCGCTGCAACGGCATGGACTCGGCCAACAACCCCGACAACATCGTGGCGAAGCGGGGTGCCCTGTTCATGATCGACCTCAAGCACGCCGTCGAGGAACGCGGGGGAATCGTCGTCCACATCAAGACGGACTCCATCAAGATCGCGGAGGCGACTCCGGAGATCATCGAGTTCGTCAACGAGTACGGGCGAAAGTGGGGATACACGTTCGAGCACGAGACCACATATGATCGCATGTGCCTCGTGAATCGGGCCGTATACCTCGCCCATGACAAGACGGGCTGGCACGCCACGGGAGCCCAGTTCCAGCAGCCCTATGTCTACAACCACCTGTGTGGGGGACGACCCGATCGTCTCGAGGACTTCGTGGAGAAGAAGCAGGTGATCAAGGGCACGTTCTACATCGACCACGGAACCGAGGAGGCGCCCGACAGGCGCTTCGTCGGACGGGTCGGAGAGTTCATCCCCGTGAACGAGGAGGGCGGAGGCGGCGCTCTCGTGGTTAAGCGGGATGAGAAGTTCGTCTCGGCCTCCGGGGCGAAGGGATATCTGTGGGAGGAGCGCGCCGTGATCGAGCGGTACGCTCAGGAGAGCGACAGGGACCCCATGTCCTTCGTCGACAGAAGGTACGCGGAGAAGCTCCTGGATGACGCGTACGCGGCGATCTCCAAGTACGGGGACGCCGAGGAGTTCATCAACGGCGGTAGAAAGGAAGAGACATGCGCCGATACGGATTCTGGAACTTCGTCGGGGACGCCCTCCTGACGATGTTCACGGGAGGATTCTGGCTGATCTGGGTCTTCGTGAGGGAGATGCGCCAGCGTTAGAGTCACAATTTTAACAAGGGGGATAGTGAGATACCCACTCCCGAAAGGAAGTCATCATCATGATCGACATCACCGTTTCCATCATCAAGACCATCGTCTTCTTCGTTGGCGTGTTCTTCTCCGTCGCCCTCATGGGCAAGCGGGGACGCGCTATCAAGGAAGCCGTTCGCGGGAACGTGATCATCATCGACACCCCCAACCACAAGTGACTCTCACCCCATACACCACCCGGTGTATGGGCCTTTCGGGAGTGGGTATCTCATACGATCGAACGAAAGGAAACCACAAATGCTCCATCCTCTCGCTCTCCTGGGAGAGCTCGTACTCATGACGATCGGCGCCATTCTCCTACAGGAGGGCACTGCGAGGCCCACGAAGAGGTCGGTGACCAGGTGCGTCCTCATGGTCATGGTCTCAGCCGCTCTTCTCGGGTTCGGGGCCACCACGTTCTGCATGAGCCTCGGTTGGCTCATCCACGGTTTCATCGGGGCCTGCGTCGGTCTCGGTGTTTCCGGCGTCATCGTCTACATCATCCTCAACGCCACGATCGAAAGGAACCGGTAACATGGCGACCGTCTATACCGTTAAGAACACGAAGTTCATCTTCGCGACGAACTTCACTGGGGCTCCCAGCCAGTTCAACCCCAAGGGTGAGAAGCCCAACTGCAACATCGTCCTCGACGAGGAGACCGCGGCGATGCTCCTCGACGCGGGATTCCGGGTCAAGACCACGAAGCCGAAGGACGACGTCGAGTACGTCCCCGAGCACTACCTCAACCTCAAGTGCTCCTTCGGCGGTCTCGCGGATCCCGACATCCGAATGGTCCCGTGCCCTCCCGGCGAGGACCCCAGGGAGTGCCAGCAGATCAAGCTCACGGCCGACACCGTGGGCAACATCGACACGGCTCGCGTGGCTCGGGTCGACGTCTCGTTCGCCGACTACCACCACCGGATGGGCGTCAGCGGCTACATCCGCAAGATGATCGTCGTGGTCGTGCCGGACGAGCTCGACCTCGAATGGGGGTTCTGATGGACGAGACCACGATCGCCGTCTACGTCTCCGGCAGCGAGACGGAAAGGATCCCGGCGATCCTCAGCCTCTTCGGGATGAGGATCGAGGACATGGGGTTCGTCGGGAGCGTCGGTCCTACTGGATGGTGGATGATCTGCCCTGGGGTCCGGTGGATCGTCCCGGCGTACAAGCACCCGGACAACGTCGCCCTCGCCGATAACCAGGCCATGGTGGAGGAGGACGGAGTTTACCACCTCGTCTGGATGACCGAGTGATCGGCGAGGTGTTCGTGGAGACCCCGGACGGGCTCGCATACGTCTCGAACATGGGGCGCGTGTGGTCCGTCCGGGCGTCCGCGTATCTCAAGCCCCGAATGCTCGATCTGGGCAAGGGGTTCGATTGGCACGTCCAGCTGGGCGGCCTGTGGCGGAACGTCAACGACCTGGTCAGGCTCCTCCACGGCGAGGATCTCGACCTGTTCTGGACGCCGCCGACATCGACCGAGCCGCCGTTCGGTCGGAGGAAGTACCGGGGTCCGGTGAAGGACCTGGACACCGGTATCGTCTACAAGAACATGTGCGCCGCGGCGGAGGCGCTCCGAATCAGCCCGTCGATGGTCAGCATGACCGTCGCGGGGAAGATCAAGAGACCACGACACCGTCTTGGAAAGGAGACATCATGGCGGTCCTGAACTACACCACCGAGTCCGGAGGCAAGGGACGTCTGTACCAGAACGTCAACCTCGGCGAGCTCTGGCGGCTCTACGATGAGCGGGGGGTGAGCGAGATCACCATCAATCCCGTGAAGGGGATCATGACGATCATCGTCGACGGCGCCAAGTGGTACTGGTACAGGCGCACCGACGTCCTGCTCTTCTCGGACCGCGTCGGCTTCCACGGAGTCTTCTCCGGGGCCGCCGGGACCAACGAGGAGCTCGAGGAGCGCTTCGGAATCACTATCGACATCGACGACGAGCACTGACAAAGAAGGAGAACATCATGAAGTGCTGCGCCATTGCGACTGAGCACCACGTCAGCGTCAGCTGGGGGATCGACGACCCGCCCGAGACGTTCCTCGAGGAGATGCGGAAGTGGCCCGTCATGCCCAGGGGGCACGTGACGGAGGACGGCAAGGGCGTCGAGCTCTCCGTCTTCTGCGAGGAGGAGCACGCCTTGTGCCTTACTCACAGGTCCGTCTACGACCGGGTGATCCGCCCCGGTGACGAGCTGGAGCGCGTCGTTGAGCTGGATGAGAGGGGGGAGATCCCCTCTAAGAGCCCCAGGGCTAGGTTCTCCTTCTCGCGAGGGTCCGCGAAGTTCACCGAGAGCGCGGAGTGGCGCAGCGGGTGGGAGCCCAACGGCGTGATCTACAACCTCTACGAGCTGCGGGAGCTGCGGGAGCTCTCCTCGCGATTCTGGACGAGCTTCGTGCGTGTGGACTGCGAGAAGGGGACCGTGTCCATCTGGGGCGGCGAGCACGACGACGTCATCGTCAAGGACCTCCAGGTGACTCCCGACAGCGGACTCTACCGCAGTGTCTTCGGCGAGATCGAGGTCGGATCGTACCGAGGGCTGTGGAAGAAGCACAACCACGATGGGACCGAGAACGACGAGGACGAGGTGGTCGCGGAGCGGGGCCGCATCAAGAAGGTCCTTGACTCCGTCTACGGCGTCAGCAGCGCCGACGTGATCCAGAAGAACCCCACCAAGACTCTCTCGCTCAGGCGGGGGAGTAAGGAGAGTCCGTCGGAGTTCGCCCGTGACCTCTTCGAGCTCCCGGAGACCCCCTTCGTGATCGGCCGCGACCTCGAGGACGACGATGTCGTGGTCATTCTCATCGGGGGCGAGATGCGCTACATCCGCCGCGGATTCGGGGTCGACGTCGTCTGCAAGGACGGGGACCACTGGTCCTTCAAGGACGAGAAGGCGTATGCCCACGGGTTCGACGGGTACAGCTGCCGAGTCGTCACCGTGCCCGGGAGGACGCTGGGGCGCTACTACGCCCCTCTGACCGTGGGGGATCTCCGGGAGATGGCCCGGGATCCCCGGATCTCTTTCATCACGCACGAGGACGGTCTCACGACGATCTCCGCCAGCGGGCTCGGTGAGGACGTGAGCCTCCACGTCAAGGACCGCGGGGGCATCATCCTCTGGAACGGCTGGAAGTCTCCGTCGTTCGTCAAGAACGGCGAGACCATCGGGGAGGGACTCGCGTTCGCTCCCGTCCGGGGACTGGCATGAGCGAGGAGAAGTTCAAGCGCGTCGCCAGCGGGGAGGTCATCCTCTCCTCGAAGGGGAGGGCCTGGCATCTCCGCGGCGCACGCCACATCCGGCCCAGGCGGGTCGATGGGAAGTGGCTGGTGAAGTACCACGGCGAGGAGCACGACCTGAAGGCCCTCGTCGAGAGGGTCTTCGGCTGCGAGCTCCCCGATGACTGGTCCCCCAGCGAGGACAGCGCTCCTCCCGAGCGGAGGCGTCTGCGCAGGGGGCCGGTCAGGTGCCTCGAGACGGGAGTCGTCTACCCGTCCCAGTCCGCGGCGGCCGAGGCCCTCTACCTCTCCCCCAGCATGGTCGGCAAGACCCTGAGAGGAGTCTACAAGAACCCCACGTATCACTTCGAGTACGCCAGTGCCGATGACCTCCCCATCGAGGGTGAGGCTGCGACCGAAGCAGCGTGAGGCTCTGAACAAGATGCACGACGGGTGCGTCCTCATGGGCGGGGTGGGCTCCGGCAAGTCCATCACGGCCGTCGCCTATTGGCGGAGGGCGCACCCGGATCGTGCTCTCATTGTGGTCACCACTCCGGCGAAGCGGGACTCCATGGAGTGGGAGGCGGAGATCGCCAAGATGGGGGCCTACGAGGCCCCGTTCGAGGTGGTCTCCTGGAACAAGATCTCGGACGTGAAGGACAGGACCGGCTGTTTCTTCGTGTTCGATGAGCAGAAGCTGAGGGGGTCCGGGAAGTGGGCTCAAAGCTTCCTGAAGATCTCCTCGAAGAACGACTGGATCATGCTCTCGGCAACCCCCGGGGATTCGTGGAAGGACTACCTGTCCCTGTTCCTCGCCAACGGATGGTACGAGAACAAGACGGACTTCTACGAGAAGCACGTCATATGGGACCGCTGGGCGAAGTACCCCAAGATCAAGCGGTACGTCAACGAGGCCCGATTGCGGAGACTGCGATCCCGTCTGCTCGTGGAGATGGGGGATGACCGTGCGACCGAGCGCCGCTTCGTGGACCACTGGTGCGATTACGATCGCGAGTTCTACGAGAAGATGACCAAGAAGCGGTGGGATCCCTACGAGGATGCCCCTCAGAGGGACGCAGCGGCCCTTTGCAGGGTCCAGCAGCGCATAGTCAATACCTCCCACGATCGGCGGCGGAAAGCCCGTCAGATCGTCTCTGAGACGCCCAGGATACTGGTTTTCTACTCGTGGGAGTACGAGCGGGACATCCTCCTTGATATCGGGGAGGAGCTCGGTCGGACGGTCACCGAGCGCAACGGGCACAGGCACGATCCCGTGCCCGATTCGGACGAGTACCTCCACATCGTGCACTACTCGTCATGCGAGGCGTGGAACTGCGTGTCGACGGACACAGTCATGTTCTACTCCCCGTCGTACTCGTGGTGGATGGCCGAACAGGCGTTCGGGCGCATCGACCGCATGAACACCGCGTACAGGACGCTGTACTGCCACAGACTCCTCTCCGACTCGACGATCGGCAGGGCCATCATGGACTGCCAGGCGAGGAAGGGGAGGTTCAATGAAGCAGCCTGGAAGGGCTGAGACCGCGCACTGCGAAAGGAGAACATGATGCGCGACAACGAGACGACGAACGGTGTCTACCTCTGGACGGATGCCGGCCAGTTCGGCGCCTACCTCACCGAGGCCGAGGAGCTGGCCCTCACCGAGGTCTTCCACTACTTCCCCGTGACGGACGTGAGGTGGACGTCCTTCGTCCACTTCCGCCCCGCTCACTGCAACGGCAAGGACAGGGAGGAGGAGATCCGGAGGGCCATCAGGGTGAAGAACAACTTCATGAGCGCCATGGACAAGCTGGGGACGCGCGCCGTCGGCTGCCCCTTCGACTGGGACGAGATCCGAGACTGGGTGCAGCCCGGGAACGTCTGGTCGGTGAGTCGGAACCACAGTGACCGGGGGTACCCGAGGTTTCAGCACAGCGCATGGTGAAGGAATCCCCTACCGAAAGGAACCCGTCATGAACCACTGGCTCGACCGTGGGCGCCGTAAGATCGCTCAGGACAAGATGTCCGTCTTCGGATGGGACGACGAGTTCTTCATCGTTCTCTTCCTCGAGAACTTCCGTCACTCCCGCCACGACTGGCGGCGGATCCACCTGCTCCTCATGGCCGGCCTCACCTCGCTGAGGCTGCGCTGGGAGATGCGCGGATGGATCCGCCCGGCCGTGGGCGGGGTGTACGCGGACATCCTCGTGGATGAGAGCCCGCTCTTCGTCCCGATCCCGAAGGACGTCTCACGTCTCGTGAGGTCCTACTGGATCTACGTCTACCTCAGTGGTCTCATGAGGAACATCCTCTGAGACCTTCGCTCATACCTCGCAAGGGGTATGAGTTTTTCGCATGGGGGATAGTGAGATACCCCCTATCAGAAAGGAAACTCCCATGTATTCCATCTCAGCCCCCTGGATCGACTTCGTCACCTCTCTCGCCCGAGACTTCAACGAGGACTCCCTCTGGAGTCTGCTCACGCAGGCCCGGGCGCGTTTCCACTCCCCGCTCCGTTTCATCTACTTCTGGATGTTCAACATCCTTGCGAAGTTCGCGATGAGACGCGAGCCGAAGACGTGGACTCGCGACCGCAGGCTCGTGTGGCTGACCCCGGTGAAGCCCCTCGTCCTCTCCAACCGCGAGAGGTGGCCCTATGCCGTTCTCAGCCTGGAACTGGCCAAGATGAAGAGGGAAGTCAACATCTGACCCTCATCCCATGCCCACAAGCGGCATGGGCTCTCGTTTTTCGCCAATCGCGCAACAGAAACCACAATTTTAACAAAGGTGATAGTGAACCACCACCTCTATCCGAAAGGTAAGACCATGAACAACACCATCAAGCTCTCCCCTCGCGCTTGCGTGCTCATCGTTCGTCTCGACTCTCTTGCGACCGCCACGAAGGCGGCTCGCGAGGAGCTCGAGATGACCAGCATGTTCCGCATCGCCCGGCGGCGTGAGCTGCGCCGCATGATCTCCGATTTCACCGAGGAAGGCGCCCGTGCACTGCACGAGCTCAACTCAATGGCACTCAACCCCTACGCCTGAGCTGAGCTCGGTAGCCGCACGGGCTACCTTTTTTCGCCCGGGTCATAGTGAAGGAATCCCCTACCGAAAGGAACCCGTCATGAACATGCTTCACTGGCTCTGCGGCTCTTGCCGCGCCGAGTACCGGGACCGCATCCTCCGTTTCGACGTGGACAAGAAGGACCTGCGTCGCACCCTTCGCGGACTGCGTTCGTACGCCCGCCTCCCACTGTGGAAGCGACTCTACCTCGCACCCCTCTACGCCGCCAGCAATCTGGCCGCGGGAGGGTTGCTCGGAAAGTCCATCCGCATGTATGAGAAGTGGGCGTACGTCGACGTCTCCGAGAGTAGCGACGACTTTCCCTACTACGTCCCGTTCCCGGAGACGCTGTCTCCCAGGCACCGCAAGATCTGGGCCTATGTCTACGTGAACGGTCTCCTCAGATTCAACTGAGACCTTCGCTCATACCTCGCAAGGGGTATGAGTTTTTCGCATGGGGATAGTGAGATACCCCTACATCGAAAGGAAACACAATGCTCTCTCTCATTCGTTTCTCCGGCACCGACTACTCCGTCTACCTCTCGTTCCGAGAGTTCGCGGACGCCTGCATCGCCCCGGACCTCTACGGACCCGCGAGCAAGCTCACAGACCTCGGCCAGGTCTACTTCCGCCCCATGATCGCCCCCGCGTACATGAGGGACGGCAAGACCGCCTACGTCGCCTACGAGCGCATGCTCGCGAGCATGAAGAGGATCCGAGCGAAGATCGAGAAGGTTGTTCCCATCGACTGATCTCAGGCGTATGCCCCACACGGGGCATACGTTTTCGCCATGGGCCATAGTGACAAGCACCTGCACTTGAAAGGACACAACCATGCCCGACATCTTCGCCTTCGGCACCCCCAACACGGGATCGCTCTGGCAGGACTACATCGTCGCTATGGCCTGGTATCACACAGAAGAGTACCTCCTCTGGCTCATCCAGAAGGGGAGGACCGGCAAGAACGTGCTGGCGAACCTCACCATCGCTTTGGAGGACCGTATGGCCCGAAAGGCGATGAGTGGGGAGCACCACTCGTTCGAAAACGGAATCCTGACCTGGCACAGCCAGTGGGGGGACGTCGCTCTGGATAGTGCGTACAAGTATCCGTACGCGATGATGGCATTCTCCCAGACACTCGTCTTGAAGAGGGTCGCCAAGACCGTCAAGTGACCTCAAGAAGGTCTGTCGCCCTGATTCACACGGATCAGGGTTTTTTGCGGAGAAGTGACGGATGGGGCTGGTGGGACTCGACGAGGGGTTCGGGGTCTGTTCGCTGTCGGCGTAATGTAACAGTTAGGTAACGGTTTGGTAACGAAACGGTAACGTTACGGAAGTGACAGATGGGGCTGGTGTGCGTGGAATGTGATTTCGCCGGAATGTCAGTGAGGGTTGGCCCACTTTTGTGGGCCAATGGCCCAGTAAAGTGGGCCAGGACTTTTCGTTGGAATTGCAACGAAATCTCGATGTCGTGGCCCACTTTTGAGCATATACCCTATAAAGTTTTAAAAAAGATAGAGTAGTATATATAGTGATCTACGCCACATCTGGGCCTGACGAAGCCTCCGCAACAGCGTATCTTTTCAAAAAAGTTTTTGGCCATTTTCCTCAAAAGTGGGCCAAAACGAGACGAAACGTTGCAATTCCAACGAAAAGTCCTGGCCCACTTTGCGTTACAAACTGGGCCAAAAGTGGGCCAAAAGTGGGTTCACACATAGTCATAATCACACTCCACAACGGAAACGTTGGAATTGCAACGAAAAGTGGCACTTCGCCTCATCCTCCTCAGCGGTCGCACTAGTCACTTCAACGCTGTTTGAGCATGTTCAAGCAAAGTTCATCTAATGACCCTCCGAAAGTTTCACATCCGTATACACCAGTATACATCAGCCCCAACCGTCCCAAATCTTCATTGACATTCGGTAGTTGGGTCTTAAACACATGGGTCATAGTGAAAGGTACCGCCCTTTTGCCCATCGCAAGGGGCATGCCTTTCGTCTTCGACGGAAAGGAGAATCATGTCGAAGCGCAATCCTGAAGGACTGATCCAGGACGAGATCGTCCGCCATGTCGAACGAGAGCTCGGGGGCATCTGCCTCAAGAACGACGCGACGTCGCGTCAGGGCATCCCCGACCTCACGGTCTTCCTCCCCGGAGGCGTGACCGTCCTCCTCGAGGTGAAGCGGGAGCGTCCCTCCCCCTCCTCTTACAGACCGAATCAGCAGTACTACCTCGACCGCTTCCGGAAGATGCGCCACACGGCGTGGACGGTCTTCCCGGGCAACATCCGTCAGGTCAAGGACAACCTGGCCTTCCTCGCCGAGAAGGACGCGGCGTGATCTTCAACCAGCACCCCAGGCTGGAGGGAATGCACGCCTTCCTCTCCCCGAGCAAGTACCACTGGATCAATTACGATCCCAGCGCCCTCGTCGAGGCCTTTCGCCGGCACGAGGCCGCCGCTCTCGGCACCAGGCTCCACGCTCTCGCCGCGGAGCACATCCGCCTCGGCATCCGCATGCCGCGGAACAGAATCACCATCAACGCTTACGTGAACGACGCGATCGGCTTCGGCATGACGCCGGAGCAGCCGCTGTTCTACTCCGTCAACGCGTTCGGGACGGCCGACGCCATCCTCTTCGACGAGAGGGCGTCCCTCCTCCGAGTGCACGACCTCAAGACCGGCGTCACGCCAGCGAGCATCAACCAGCTCCTGGTGTACGCCGCCCTCTTCTCCCTGGAGTACGAGATCCCCCCTTCGGAGTACACCTCCGAGCTCCGGATCTATCAGAACGACGAGATCCTCAAGGTTCGACCGAACCCCGAGGAGATCTCGTCCATCATGGCCACAATCGTCGACTTCGACACCGCCATCGAGAAGATGAAGAGGGGGGACCCCGTCGATGAGTGATCTCGCGCATTCCGGAAGGCCCCACGAGGGCTCCACTCCGCACTCCGGGCGCTACAAGTGGGGGTCCGGCAAGGACCCCTACCAGACGTCCACCGACTTCCTCGCCGAGGTCTCCCGCCTCCAGAAGAAGCTGGGGATGAAGGAGACCGAGGTCGCCGAGGCGCTCGGGATGAACACCACGGAGCTTCGAGCCAGGAAGACCGCCGCCAAGAGCGCCAAGCGGGAGGGGGATGTTGCCAGGGCCCGTCAGATGCGGGAGAAGGGGATGTCCTACTCCGCCATCGCGGAGAAGCTCGGCGTCTCGACCACGACGGCCAAGACCCTCTCCGAGGGCGGCATGCTCGCCAAGAGCGCCAAGACGGAGACCGCCGCCCAGGTCCTCAAGGAGAACATCAAGGAGCACAAGTACATCGAGTACGGGCTCGGCACTGAAATCGCCCTGGACTGCTCCACCACCCAGCTCAAGACCGCCGTCCAGATGCTGAAGGACGAGGGGTACGAGTCCCACGAGGTCTTCATCCGTCAGGTCGGTACCGGGAAGAGCAAGTTCACCACGCTCAAGGTGCTCACCCCTCCCGGAACGAAGAAGTCGGAGGTCATGGAGCACATCGGGGAGATTCGTGCGCCCATGGTCCACATCGACACCGGGGGGAAGCTCACCGGCGTCATGCAGAAGCCCACTCCCATCTCCTCCAAGAGGGTGAAGGTGGTCTACGACGAGGACGGCGGCTCCAAGATGGACGGCGTCATCGAACTCCGTCGAGGCGTTCCCGAGCTCACCATCGCCAACGGCGTGTACGCCCAGGTGCGTATCTCTGTGGATGGTACGCACTACCTCAAGGGCATGGCCGTGTACGCCGACGACCTCCCGAAGGGCGTCGACGTCCGCTTCAACACCAATAAGAAGCGGGGAACGCCCATGACGGGTCCGAAGGACAACACCGTCCTCAAGCCGGCCGATCCTGACAACCCCAGGAACCCCTTCGGCGCCACGGTCACGCAGCGCCAGTACAAGGATCCGAAGACCGGGAAGAGCAAGCTCTCCGCGCTGAACTACGTCAGGGAGGAGGGCGACTGGGACGCCTGGTCCCGAACGCTCCCCTCGCAGTACCTCAGCAAGCAGCTCCTCTCCCAGGCCAAGAAGCAGCTCAAGGTCACCAGGGACAAGCAGAGGGCCGAGTTCGACGAGATCATGCGTCTCACGAACCCGGTCATCAAGAAGAAGCTCCTGGAGTCCTTCGCCGACGAGTGCGATGCGAAGGCCGTCTCCTTGCAGGCCGCCCCCTATCCCAGGCAGTCCATCCAGGTCATGCTCCCCGTTCCGAGCATGAAACCCACCGAGGTCTACGCGCCGAACTACAAGCACGGCGAACGAGTGGCTCTGGTGCGCTACCCGCACGCCGGAACCTTCGAGATCCCGGAGCTCACGGTCAACAACCGGCACAAGAGGGCCATCGCCAGGATCGGGAAGAACGCCAAGGACGCCATCGGGGTCCATCACTCCGTGGCCGAACGCCTGTCGGGAGCGGACTTCGATGGGGACTTCGTCCTCGTCGTGCCCAACAACGACGGCAAGGTCCGCTCGACCCCGCCCCTCCGAGGACTCGAGGGGTACGACCCCAAACGGGCCTACCCCAAACGGGAGGGCATGAAAGTGATGAAGAAGGGACCGCAGACCCAGATGCAGATGGGTCGCGTCTCGAACCTCATCACCGACATGACCATTCGAGGGGCGACCAAGGCCGAGATCGCCAGGGCGGTTCGACACAGCATGACTGTCATCGACGCCGCCAAGCACGAACTCGACTGGCAGCAGTCCGAGAAGGACAACGACATCGCCGGTCTTCGGAAGAAGTACCAGAGCGGTCCCATGGGCGGCGCGGCCACCCTGGTCTCCAGAGCCAAGTCCCCCGTTTACAGGGAGCAGACCAGGGCTCGAAGGGCCAGTGAGGGCGGCGCCATCGACCCGAAGACGGGGGATCTCGTCCGAGTGCCCACCGGAAGAGGGCACTTCGCCAAGATCAAGCGGCCCGACGGGACCTGGGAGACCACTGACAAGTGGATCCCGGAGATGGAGACCATCCCCAAGATGTCCTCCGTCAGGGACGCCCGCTCCCTCTCCTCCGGCACCAGGATGGAAGGGGTCTACGCCGATCACGCCAATGCTCTCAAGCAGATGGCGAGAGACGCGAGACTTGCCTCCCTCCGTGTTGGAAAGCTCCCCCAGTCGAAAGCGGCCAAGGTCAAATACGCCCCCGAGGTCGAATCCCTCAAGGGGAAATTGAAACGGGCCTATGCCGCCAAGCCCAGGGAGCGACAGGCTCAAGTCGTGGCGAACGCTGCTGCTCGTCTTGCCTTGCAGGACAACCCGGAGCTCCGCACCGACAAAGACGCCCGGGCCAAGATGGAAAGGCGCATGCTGGGCGAGGCGAGGGCCAGAACCGGGGCCCGCCGTTACCAGATCGAGATCACTGACAGGGAGTGGAAGGCCATTCAGGAGGGGGCCATCTCCCACAACATGCTCGATGAGATCATCCAGAACACCGACACCGACAGGGTCCGTGCTCTGGCTACGCCCAAAGCCGCCGCCTCGGTCTCAGCCGCCAAGAAGGCCAAGATTCGACTGCTCAAGAATCGTGGTTACACCAATGACGAGATCGCAGAGGCCTGTGGCATGAGTGCTTCGTCCGTGGTGCGCCTCATGAAGGACGAGGGTATCTGATGATAGTATGGGCCATCACAACGAAGGACAATCCATACAGTCCTTTCACGCAGTTCGATGATTGGTTTCACTACGACATCCTTGCTGGCTACAACACTTGTGCTTCCCTCGCCCGCCTCCAGCAGGGCAGCACGGATGCTAGTGAGTTCGATCAATTCAATTCACTTCAATTGGCGATTGATGAACTCGTTGAACTGTTTCCTGAACTTTACATGAAAGTTCAAGAGACTGATTACGAGTGACAGCGCTTGGAAGGAGGCGCTTGCAGAGGGGGGAGTACCCTCCAAAAGACACCCCCCCCTCTACATCGCCGCCCCCGAGAAAATATCCCCGGTGGGATTCCGCCGATTCGCGATTCGGATCCGCCTCTTCGACCCGGAGAGGGCTTTCTCCTTTCACTTCGCCGGTTCGAGGGGGCAGATCTGAGTCGCGGAAAGGAGAAGGAACGCGATGGAAGAGGAGGAGAACGCCATCGGATCGCCCCCGGAGACCCCGGAGGCGATGGAGACGAAGCTAATAGGCCTCGCAATGCGCAACGCCGAGGAGCTTCTACAGGCCCGGAAGGCCCCGACGACCGTTCTGGTTCATTTTCTGAAGCTCGGATCCCTTCGAGCGGAGATAGAGTTGCAGAAGGCCCGGAACGAGAGGGACCTCCTCGTCGCCCGCACGGACGAGACCCGGGCCAAGACGGATCGCGGTGAGATCGCAGCCAACGCCATTGCTGCCTTCCGATCCTACCGCAGTTCGGAGGACGCGGATGACTAGGACATATTCCCATCTGGTGTCGCTTCCGGATTACAACGACCGCTTCGACTACCTGAAGATCAAGGGAACCGTCGGCGAGCCGACTTTCGGTTGGGCCCGATATTTGAATCAGGTGTTCTACAGGAGTCGGGCATGGCGTCGAGTTCGGGATCAGGTGATCGTTCGGGATTCCGGCTACGATCTGGCCCACCCGGATCATCCCATACCCGGGAAGATCCTGGTACACCACATGAACCCGATCACCGAGGAGGATCTGGATTCCCGCAATCCCGATATTCTCGACCCGGAGTTCCTGATCGCAGTGTCCCACGAGACGCACAACGCCATACACTTCGGTCTCGACCGACCGCCGATCCCGACGTTCGTCGAACGTCGTCCTAACGACATGATTCCCTGGAGGTGAGATGACCGTACTATCCGACGTGAAGCAGTATCTCGGCATCGACCCCGAGGATACGACCTTCGACGCTGACGTGATGATGCACATCGACTCGGCTCTGGCCGTTCTCAACGATCTCGGCGCCTGCGGCCCTCTCACGTGCACGCCGAAGCTTGAATGGTCGTCGGTGTACTGGGACCCCAGGCTCTCGATCGTCAAGAACGTCGTCTACCTCCAAACCAGACTGGTCTTCGATCCTCCGCAGTACTCGTTCCATGTCGCCCCCCTCGAAAAGGTCCTGTCGGAGTACAAGTATCGGATACGAGACATAGCCGAGGAGGCGAAATGACCGTACTCAAGCAATATGGCGTCCCGGGAATGAAGTGGGGGATTCGGAGGGCGACGACTCGGGGTTCGACCCCTCCGTCCAAGAGGAAGCCGAAAGCCGAGGGGCACTCCTCCGAGCCCGAGGGCGGCCACAAGCGCGTTCGGGACATGACCGACGCCGAGCTCCAGGGCAAGATCCGACGGATTCAGCTCGAACGCCAGCTCGAG